TCACCACTAGCATTTGCTACTGGTAGAGGACTTGAAGAGTTAGGTGCATCTATGTCACTTATGATTAGAGAGTATCACACAGTAATGTCTGATGCTATAGAGATGATTGACACAAAAAGATTAGAGTGGGATGCTAAAATGTATGGTGGTAATTCTAAGTCACTATCTGGTTATATGAACAATACTTTCTATTCAGAAACATACGACCCAGGTAAAGACATTACTTCTTACAAAACACGAAGAGTGTATGGAGCTATGGCTGGATATGATGAACCACAAAAGATAGTCACAGGATTACAGTTACTACAAGCTGGTATTATTGATAAACAAACTCTGCAAGAAAACCTTGATGGTTTAGATAACCTTGTTAGAGTTAACGATAGAATTACAAAAGAAAAAGCAGATAACATACTGTTTGACACTTTGTTAGCACAAGCTCAACAAGGTGACCCTAAAGCAACTATGGCTGTTGTGCAGATAAGAAAGAATCCAGATGATATGCAAAATATTTTAGATAAGTTCTTTACAGCAGAAGAGCCAGAGATACCGACAGCTGAACAAGAATTGCTTGGAGGAAGTGCCTTGCCACCACAAGGTGCTCCACCAGGCATAGCTGAACTACTTGGTGGATTAGGAGGATAATGTCTATAAATAATAAGTTTGAAGATATAGTAGATTTTTGTTTAGTTGATGTAGATGCACTCGGTGATGACATTATTTTAGAAGAAAAAATACAGAATAAAACATATACAGACCAAATGCCACCAATGGTATTTCCTTTTGGCTATATGATTATAAGTTCTACATTTATGTTTTTTGATGATGAGGATGATGATGGCGACCAGGAATAAACCAAAAAAAACAGTAGCTAAACCAGAATATACTGGTTTAACTTATGGAACTACAGAGGATGTCAATAAAATGATTCCTACTATAGATAAAAGAAAACAAGCTATACCTCCTGCATCTACTGCAAATAGTCAAGATAATACTAGAAATGTGGAATCAATAGAAGAAGAAACAGCAGCTGCATCAAACGCAGGTGGTCAACCTACAGCAGTTGCACCTATGAACATGGGTAATCTATTAGATATAAAAAGAGAAAGTGAACGACCAAACGAAGATTTAACAGCTGGTGCTTTTGTTAACAACATAAGTCCTACACAAGCAGGAGATTTAGATTACTTAGTATTAGCAGATTTAGCTGACAATAGTGATGTAGATGCGTTAAGACAAACATTTAGTTTTTAGTTATGGCAAATCAATCTGTTGGTCCATACACTTTTGGTGAAGAGTACAATCAAATAAATGAGAAAAGTAAAGCATTAGAGTTATCTTATAACAAAAAGAAAAATCAATTTACATTAGACCAAATAGAAAGAACTAAAGAGTTAGCAGAGTTATATCCTACTGCTCAATCAGGACTTATTTCCTCTGCTGTAATAAAAGGACTTGATAATAAAGCCTTTGAAGAACTTTTAAAACTACAGTATAAAGCTATACCTAAATCACAACCTGTATTTCCTAATGCACAAGGTAATGATGTTTTAAATTCAGCTATGTTTAATTCAACTTATGGAAAAGTTTTTAATAGTATAGGGCAAAAGTTTAAACTACCAGAGGGAGCAAAATTTTGGAATAAAGGAACTTACACAGATGAACCTGTTTATGGAAAATTTAAAGGAATGTTTAGATTACTTGGACTTGTTGGGGAATCTTTTGCAAACAGTACTGTAGGTAAACCATCTAGAGCTTTTGTAAAAACAGCAGATGATTTGTTTGAAGGTCCTATTAGTTCAGTAGCAGAAATAAAAAGAACTGAAGCTGAACAATTAGCACAAAGAGCACAACAAGGCGACCCTAATGTCACAATGTATGATGTTGCTGTTGCTAGAGAAGAAGCAAACAAAGCAGAAAAAATAGGTCAGATAGCAGGTTTTGGCTTGACTTTGTCTGGACTATTAGGACAGGGAGCACCAGCAGGTTTAAGAAAAACTGTAGGTAAAACATTTGCAGATAACTACAAAAATGCTGGACCATCTGTTGCAGGTGTTGCTTTAGAAAAAATAAGGGATGGGCAAAATCCTGGAGCAGTTTGGAAAAGTTTTGGTGAAGGTTACTTTCCACAAGGACCAGTAGTAGCAGAAGCACTAGAGCAACAAGAAGCATACAAATATCGTGGTAGAAATATAACTGCTGGGAGATACATAGAGGATTTAATAGGTATAGAACAGGGTAATAAACTTTATGGTGGAGTTTCAGGAGCAATAGATTTTTATAAAGTACTTGTCACTGACCCATTCTTAGTAGCAGGTAAAGTAAGCAAAGGTGTCAAGGCTGCTAACAGTGTACAAGGTAAAATACAGAAAGCATACAAAGCAGGAGATGTAGAAAAAATACCTGTTATCATAGATGATTTTTTAGCTTCACCAAAATCAAATACTTTTTTACAAGCATTTGCAGATTCAAATGATTTTAAAAGAATATTTGATGCAGTAAAAGATACTGAATTAGCACTTAATTTAGTCAAAGCAAGAAACATAGATGAAGTAACAGATTTATTTAAAACTTTTGTATCTAAAAATCAGGGCATTGGTGTACCTGCTTTAGTAAGGTCTAAGAATAGTTTTGGTTATAACAAAAATTTAGTAGATGCTTTAAGTAAAAAAGTTAAAGGTTCAAAAGCAGCATACTCTAAGTTCGGTGAATGGACTCCAGATGCTGGTGCAGCGTATAAAGATATTGATGACTCTGTACGAGTATACAATCAGTGGATGGTTGAATTTAAAATTCCTAAGACTATTGCTAATCAACTTATGCAAGAGTTTGCTGAACATACAGTTGCAGGTAATAGGTCATTAATGAATAAAGTTCTATACGAAAAAACTCCTGAACAACTTAAAGCATTATTAAAAGCTGATGGGTTTTCAAGTAAAACTTTAGATTATGTAAAGGAATACTTCAAAGAGTTACGAGGTGTAGGTAAAGGAGATTTAAACATAAAATCTTACTGGGCTACATTAGGAAAATCAGAAGGTGGACAACGACCTCCTATAGAAAGAGTCTTTAATGGACAAAGAAGTATTCCAGGACCTGATGGTACGCCAATACCAATGGCAACACCTTTTGATGTAGGACAACATTTTAATGATGTGTGGAGTTTAGGTAAACCATTAGACATTAGAAGAGCTTTAGGAACAATAGAAAAGTATGTAAACATTGATGTAGGTCAAACAAAAATTTCTAAACTAGCAAAAAGTTTTATTGATGATTTACCTGAAACAAGTAAAGCTAAATTACCAGTACAAAATCTTATAAAAAATGTTGAATTAAAAGCTGATTTCTTTTTAGACTTTGCACCTGGTGCTATAAGAACTATTCCTGATGCGTTGTGGCCTTTGCAAAAAGTGTGGACAGGAGCACAGTTAGTTACAAGAATTGCTTGGCCATTACGATTGTTTGGAGAAGGACAATTTAGAATGGGCCTTGATGGTTTAGATAACTGGATAGATAGTCCAATGTCTACTTGGGTATGGGGTAATTATTATAATGATGTTTTAGGAGCTCCTTTTAGAAAAGGAATGACTCCTAGTAAAAGAGCTTATGATGAAATAGTTCAAGGTATAGTTGCAGATAGACCAGCAAATGTTTTCGGTAAACAGGCACAAAAAGAATTTGTACAAAACAGTTGGAGGAAAACACCCAAAGGAACTATTGACAAAAAAGACTTCACAAAAGGTTGGCAAGTAAATCTTAAATGGCCAATGGAAAGTGATTTAGCACAATCAATAGCTAAAGAATTATTAGATGGTTCAGATTTAGTAAAAACAAAATCACAGTTTTGGTCTGGTTCACTAAGAAAAATAAGAAATGATTTAAACGATACTAGATACGATTTAGATGGTAAACCAATGCAACCTTACACAAATCTAGATGATGCTAATAAATATGTAGATGATTACAGAGAATGGATTTTAGATTTAACTAAAGGTGATGAAGAGTTATTAACACTTATTGCAGACAGAAGATTAAACTATCAAGGTAGCACTATCGTGTTTGATGATTTTGATAGATGGACACCTGCAAATCAAAAGTTGCTTAAAAAGTTTTTAGATGATAAATATGATAATGTAGCACCTGATATTTTACCTATACCTGATTGGATTGTTGACAAACAATTTGGTAAAAAAACTAGAGGGTTTTTTAATAAAGCATCAGAATATTTATGGTTTACTTTAGGTGAACTACCAGATTCAGAACTACAAAGAATACCAACCTTTACACAGTACTATTGGCAAAACATAGCTTCTCAATTACCATTCGGTGATGCTTCATCTATTAGACACTTTGATGATTTAATTAAACAATCAAAGGTTCCTAAAGAAGTAGAAGAATTGTATGTGGCTGGTAAAAACGCTGCTATTAAAAAATATGGTTCTTTAGAAAATGCTAGGAAAACATTACCTAAAGAAATGATATTGACTATTGATGAAATGAATGATGCTGCAAAAGGTTACGCTCTTACTATGCACGACCAATTATTGTACAATCTAAATCAAAAAGGATATGTAGCTGAAGCATTAAGATTAGTATTCCCATTCCTAGAACCTTGGAAAGAAATAGTATTTAACTATCCAAGACTGTTAGCCAAAAATCCAGCTGGTTTAAGAAAAATACAGTTAGCTACAGACAAAGGAACTAACAACGGATTCTTTTACACTGACCCAGTTTCAGGAGAAAAGTTTTATGTAACTGCACCTACTGATTTGACAGAGTATGTATTTGGTTTAGAAGATAGAGATTTGACAGGATTAGAAGAAGATGTACAAATAAGATTAAGCTCACCAGTACAAGGTGCTAACTTGTTTACACAATCACCTATACCTGGTCTTGGCCCTGTTATGAAATACGGATACAAAACTCTGAAGAGATTTATGCCAGAGTCACAATGGACACAGGATGTAGAGGATATTATATTTCCCTATGGCTTAGGTGACCCAGGAGCAGAAGGTGCTACAATTGGACAGTTACCTGTGTATATGCAACAGGCATACAATACAAAATTTGAAGGTCAGTTAAATGATGAAGCATGGGCTAATGATGTAGCTGCTGCTTCTAAGATAGTTACCAAAGCATTTATGGAGGGATTTTTACCATACGACCCAAGGACAGATGAAGGAAGAAAACTTTTTGAACAAGACTCTATTGAGTTAGCTAAAAGACTAAACACTTTTGAAAGTATGGCTAAAGGAATTGCTCCATCTTCACCTAGAGCAGAAGCAACATTTAAACTACAGTTAAAAGAAAGATTAGAAAACCAATCTGATTTCTTAGATAAAGATAATTTAATTGAAGTACTTGAAGCATTTATGCCTGCTGATTTTGAGTTTGGAAAATATGATGATGATTACTTTAGCAATTCAGTTATAACAGCAATATTTAGACAAGCTCTTAATACTGTAGAACCTGGTGAAGAATATCTAGCATATCAAACTATAGCATCATTAATTGGTGGAACTCCTGAAGATTGGGATTCAATATATACTGCTGCATATTTAGTACAAGGTAACACAACTACAAAAGGTTATTCACTACCTTCTACAGAGGAAGAGGTTGAATGGTTCAGAGCACATCCAGAAGCAGCAGAAAAATATGAATATACATTCTCTTTGTTTGCTCCTAATGTTTATGAATACGATATGTTAGATATAAATTCTTTTTATAACCAAGTAGATGAAGGACAAAGAGTTACCTTAACTATTGATGAAAAAGTAGAAAGAGCACAAGAAACTGCATATAGAATGATTTTTAATAACTTGTCACGACCAATTAGAGAGGCAAGAGCATCAGGTCAATTAAATAATAAAGATGCACAAGCAGAACTTGCAGTTATTAAAAATGAATTATTAGAAGTATTTCCATTAGGAACCTCTGCAAGAGATTTACCTAAACGAGAACCTGTCAGTAGATATGTTGTATTTGAAGAACTTAAAGAAGCAGCTAATGATGAATTAATAACATCTACAGATGCAGGTAAAGGTTTGCAAAAGTTCTTGTATGGAGATGATGATAATGTAGGGTTTATGTATATGGTTGACAAAATACGAGAAGAAAAGAAAAAAGTTACAGTAAGTGGTAAAGAAACTTTAATGAACGAAGATACAGCAATATATTCTGCACTTGCTAGAACAGAAGATGCACAAGCTATGCGAGATTATCTTTTTGACTGGGGAGCACAAATAGTAGAAGAACATCCAGAGTTTGCAGGAATTTATAGAACAAAGTTTTTATCCTTAGTAGAATATCAATATACCCCATAATGAGGAAAGTATGATAACAGTATATAAAATAAACGAAGATGGAACAATATTAACTTTACAAATAGAAAAAAGTGAGTTAACAAATTACACAAATTTAGGTTGGTCTGAAGATGAGCCAGTAAGTTTAATTGATGTTGCATCAAGTTCAGAAAAAAAAGGTGCAGATATTCCATATAGTAGCACAACAACTACAACACCTTCTCCTTTTGGTTACTCATCTTTAATACCTGATGGTGCAGGTGGATTTATAGATGCTAGCGTATATCTTAATGGAATAAACCCTAATGGAAACTGGTATTATCCAAGTGATGAAGATAGAGTTTTAGATAAATTATCTACACAAGATATAAAAACATTACAAGATAGATTAGTAAGAACACAATGGTTTTCTACAGAAAATTATAGTCAGGAATATGGTAGGCCAGGAAGAGAAACAAGAAATGCCTTAATAAAAGCTATGACAGCATCTAACTTTGCTGCTGGTGTTGGTTACGATACTTCAATAGATTTAGAGTTACTTAACCCTGGAGAAGATATTTATGTTCCTAATAGATATAGAGAAAGCGATAAAGCTACTAGGTTACAAACTGTAGATGCAATATTTAGCAGCATAGGTAGAAAACCTACTACTCGTGAAAGAAATTATTACGAAGTATTGTTAAAAGATTTAGAACAAAAACAATTTTATACTGATGAAGATATAGCAAGAATTGGTGTTGAAGGACCTGAAGTAACAGTTACAGAAACTAGAAAACCTAGTGTTGACCCTTTTTCAGAAAAACCTATAGAAATTGTAGAAAGAGAAGAAACAGTAGAGTCTATACCAGGAGAGTTTGATGCTATATCTAACTTACAAGAAACTATAAGAGGAGATTATGAGGGTGTTTTGTCTAGACAAGAAGATGTCAGCAGAGCAAGAAATAATATCGGCAACATTGCACAGTCAGTTATGCGACTTAAAGCACTAGGTGGATAATGGAAGTATCTCCACCAGCAATAGAAATAATACAAGATAAAGAAGTATTCAAAGAAACAGCCTATGATGACAAAAGACCTGACTATGTTTTACAGCCTGGTGATAAGATACAAGGAACACTGACTATTGGGTATGGTCATACTAATGCTGCAAGAGATAACGATGAAAAAATAAAAATAGGCGACACTGTAACAGAACAAGAAGCGTTAGAAATACTGAAACTTGATATTGCTGAATTTGAAAAGTATGTTACTAATAGAGCAAACAGTTTTGATGTTGAATTAACACAATCACAATATGATGCCTTAGTAATGGCCAGTATGAATCGTGATAAAAAAATGAGTGGTGGTCCATTGTGGAGAGCTATTAAAAGTGGTGATGAAAATAAAATTAGAGAACTTTGGTATAAAACAATAGAGGCTTCAGTAAAGGCTTATCCTGGTTTAGAAGATAGGGTAAATGAGGAATTAGATATATTTTTTGGTACATACAATACTTCTAATAAAGTACAAAAAGTAACAAAAAAGGAAATTCCTTCTGATGCTGTAGACCCAGAAAGATTGTATTTACCATCTACTGATACACAAGGTAATGCTATTGACCCTGATACAGGTAATATAATACAACCCCCTAAACAAGATAATAGCGAAATGAATATGATGTTAAGTAAACTGTATAGCAATTTATCCAACTCTTTAGCACCTTATGCAAGAACTGAAACAGAAACACAAAGATTTGGAAGAAATGCTATAACATTTAAACCACAAACAGATAGTGATAAACCTGTAAAAGTTGAGTATGATAGTGATGTGAAGCAAAATATTAACGACATAATGACAAAAATACTAAGTAATATATCAGAAGCGTTTGGAATCAAGTAATGGCACAAGTAGTAGTTTATGGACCAAATGGAGCTAGGACAACAGCTAACACAGTATTTACAGAAGCTGATAAAGAAGCTGGATTTACTATGTCAGAGTATGACAGACTTATTGCTGGACAAGTACCAGGAAGAGAAGGTTATCAAGGTGCTACACAAACAGAGCCCTTAACAGAGAATTATCCAGGAGATTATGGTGGTGAAGATGATTCTACTCCTACTAACGAAAGAGAAAGTGTTGTAGGTATAGGCAACACGAACTATGACACGAAAGATTACTCTACTGTCGGTGAAGATGGAGAAGTAGTAATTAAGAATGAAGATGGTTCTGTATATTCACCTATAGCTAAAAGAGATATGCCTATACCAACAGGAGCAGAGTATTGGAATGTAGATGGGAATTATTACATAGTATATTTCATACCTGGAACAGGTGTTCCTGTATATTACGATTCCAGTTTAGAAGATTTAAAAAATATATTTGGTGACATAGAGTTTGCTGAAATAGAATCAACTATAAAAACTCCAACTTCATCTGAATGGTCAGGTGCAATTAGATTTGGCGACTCATTAGAATTAGCTGACCCAAACATATATGACCCCTCACAAAGCCCTTGGGTTTCTTTTGTTGACACTTTATCTAAAGAAGCAAATGTAAGACCATGGCTGAATAATGAAGAGATGTTAAACCTATTAGCTGAATCTACACTAGAAGGAAGAACTGTAACTGATGCAGAGTGGCAGTCTACAAATTGGTGGAGAAGTCATACTCAAGCAGAAAGAGATTGGTTGTTATTAGCTCAATCATCAACAACAGATTTTGCTGGTTCATTACCGGCTGATGCACAAAACAAAATTGATAATGATAGATTAGGGATAAAAAACCTAATGGAACAATCAGGTATCAATAACCCATCAGATGAATTAATAAATTGGGTTTCAGAAAAGTTTACTACTGGTACTTGGTCTGAAGCATATACTGCTGACCAGATTACTGTACTATCAGACCCTACACTAGAAGCTAACCTAGACACAGATTTAGATAGTTTTATTACATCTGGTGCTATAGATTATGACACAACTAGAGCAGGAGAATCACAAGTTAAAAGACTAGTAAAAGAAATATTAGGTCCTGTATTTGGTGGTAATCTAGCAGACTCACAAATACAAAAATGGGCAGGTATGGTTAGAAATGACCCAGATGCAGAAATTCAAATAAGAGAAACAATGATGAATATGAAAAAAGGAATCTTTGGAGAAACTTACAATGATGAATTAACCTACGAAGAAATAGCTGCACCATGGAGAGGTTTTACTACTAATACTTGGGGTGGAACAGTTGATGAATCATCTACATTATTTCAAGATGTTGTAAAAAGTAATGATGTAGGTAAAGCTACAACAATGTTGTACAATGCAGGACTTAAAGATGGTGGGTCAGAAAAAATTAAGAATGAAGTTTTGTCTAATTTAGTTGGACAATTTGGTGGTGGAAGTGTTAGGAGAATTATATAATGGATGAATTTTTAAGAGAAGCTAGAGCTTTATTACCATGGTTACCAGAATCTTTAATACAGATATATGCTGATTCATTTTCTGAAACACAAAACTCTGATATAGCTATAGCTGAAGTTAGAAAAAGTCCAGAATATAAAGTAGCTTTTCCAAAAAATGTTAGAGATGATGGAACTGTTAGGTTAAGCGAACAAGACTATGCTGCTGTAAAAGAGTCTTATGGTTTAACAGTAGAAGATTATGGTTTAAATGCTGAATACTTTAGTGATACTTTTTCTGAACTGATAGAAAAAGGTATTGCACCTAATGAGTTTAGAGCAAGAATTGAAGCAGCAAGGTCAGGTATTGTTGAAAATTTACCAGCAGTAAAAGATTACTACAGTACAAATTTCGGTATGGATTTATCTGATAATCAAATATTTGCTTCTATTATTGACCCTACTGTTGGTGAAGCAATATTAGAAGGTAGGATAACACAAGCACAAATAGGTGGTGAAGGAGCTGCTAGAGGTTTTAATTTAAGTCCAGAAGAAGTACAGGCACTACAAAGAGCTGGTTTAACACAAAGTCAAGCTAGACAGTTGTTTGCACAGGCAGAATCTGAAGTACCTAGATTAGCACAATTAACAAGAAGATTTCAGCCAGAAGCTGTAGAAGAAGTAGGAACAGCAAGACCTAGTGGTATGGAGGAAAGAGAAGGTTTTGGTATAGAAGAATTTGTTGAAGCACAAGTATTTGGTTCTGCTGAAGAAAGACAAAGAATAGCTAGATTAGAAGCACAAGAAAAATCAGAGTTTACTCCTACAACAGGTGCTACAAGAACTGGTCGTAGAGTTACAGGTCTTACAGAAATATAAATCTAAAGTTTACATCTAGATAAAATCTGTGTTAATATAAGAGTATCGCATTGTGGCGTACTGCGAATATAAATGGATGCTGCACCCTCCAGCTTATTTCAAGCGTGTAAGCTGCGTATTTAAATCGCTTAGTATCGGTACAGCTAGAAGTGGCTGACAATTCTCATTTGTACTTTAATTATAATTTGTCGCC